CCTTTATCTCGAGAGGTGCAAAGCCTATAGAAGTAGAAGGCATCACGAAAAACATAACAGCGCGTATTATGACTCTCGCTCAAGGAGGTCAAACGCTAATGAGTAAACGCGCAGGAGAGTACGCGCAAAGTGTCAAAGGCTCTCTGCTGATTAAGGACATCGGCAGATGGAGAATGAAAGGCGTGACACACTCTCTTCTGCTGTATGCCGTATCGCACGACAAGTATCGACTATCGCCACCTAAAGAAACTGATAAGGTGAAAAGAGTACAAGCACCCGCACGCACTCCTGAAGAACAACGAATACGATTCTTTAAGGTCTGGATACTCCCCTATTTCTACCTTATCCTTCTTCGCGAATACCTAATGCTGTTTGCCTGGTATGAACACCTTCAAGGCGGGACATATCTATATCTCGATGTGATATCAAGATACGTTTCCAGTGCTGTTCGCATTGTCCACTCTCTTTTTTATTACTGAAGCTAGCGTTAGGGCTAACTCTTCTCCTTGGTCCACAAATGTAGAGACCACAGCGAGGTCTATCTCGTCCCATTGCTCTCTCGTGGCTAATAAGCATTGACGGAGAAGAGTCGCAGGGCAGGCCTTCGATTTTCTTTTCTCTTTGAACATCTTCTTTAACGCTTTAAGATCAACATCGTCCCAGGTGTCGTCTTCATGGAAATCAGGATCATCTAGTGCTCCCTTGACCCCATCTAGCGCCTCTTGGATTCCCTTGAGGACGCTCTCAGGGTAAAAAGCATCTTTCCGTTTCTTAGATACGGCCTTCGCGAGGGCATTTAAGGTCAATACGACATCCAAGTGCTCACTGCAATACTGTTGAGGTGTATCCTCAAAATCAGCGTCGTTTAAGCGATACAGTGATGCCGAAAATGAGCCTTTACTGACACCCTCTTGCTTTAGAATGACGCTCTTTACCCAATTAAACACGACATCTCCGCCGTGTGCTTCATACATGTCACACGCATCCTCTAGGTGATGAGAGTGCATTACTAAAGAAGCGTGTGCCTTCTTCACCTGATCATACGACACTTCTGCTCTTATGAGCGGAGTGGGAACATCCCCACGGAAGTGTGCAAGTGCGTGCGCTCGGACACGATAAGGGACTTTAATCATTATCATTCCTCTCGGATGTGCGCTCCGCTACAAACGATTGAATGTACGCATTGTCCATAATGAAAGACCCCTTACCGTCCGGCAGAGGCTCTAAATCATACATAGCACGAACCTCGTCAATGGTCATGAAGGACTTCGCCTTTTGGATGTCCATTTTGAGCTGGTCCTCAATCGCGACCATGTCCAAGCCTGTGAAGACGAGCTCAAAACGTGGATCTAAACCATTGATCACATACTGATTTAACCAACGTTCTATAGCTCTCAATAAAGGCCGCAGTCCCTTTTCTTTTGAGCTCACGATCTTATATGAAGGCGTGGTTTGATTCATTGAGTGCGTTACGCCCTCTTGTCCGAAATCGAAACCCACCTCCGCAGGGTCGATTTGGTAGATGCTGCACAGCTGTTTAATGTTGTAATGTATCCACTGCTGAAACTCCATCTCCCGATTAGATGTGCTCAAATTCAGACTCTGAATGTCCTCATTCGCATCCGGGTCTAATTGAATCAGGGGTGTCTTCTTCGCGTTGTGCGACCCCGACAGCATGGAGTAAAACTCTCTGCGAAACGCTCTAAATAGTTGTGGGTGCATCTTGGTCTTTACAGCGACGATCCCAGAGACAGAGATCCCATTTGTAAAATTGCTCGCGTTGTAAACCTCCGCATTCAAAAGATGCGTAAGGATCCCGACAATCTCTTCGAGCTCAGGATATCCATATCCCCGATACTTTAACTCGCTCCTGGGTCTTCTAATCCCAAAACAGAGGTCCCTCGCATTAAACTCAGCCTTCACCTTATTGTTCAACACCTGCACAAAGTGAATACCTTCAGGGTCGCGGTATCCAACCTCGCGCTCGCCCTCTGTTAGTTTTGCTCTGCGAATCGTAGAGGAGTCCACATTCATAAACCCTGCAATACCTCCAACACGACTCCTGATAATCTCGAAACACGCTTGGTCATAAGTCAAAGAATCCCGGACCAGCATCCTCAAAAAGACCTCGAAATTGTTCTCAAAAGATATACGAGGGTCTCCACAAGAGAGCATAAACTGATAAATTTCCTGAATCGTTGCAATATCTTCAGGTGTAGGTATCGCTGTCCTGTCTTTTAAACGAACCTGAAACCCAATGTCGCCTCCTGCCATCGCAGGTCTCGCAAACTCCGCTACCTGGTTTACTCTCGTCTGGAGTATCGCTGCGATGAGCGGCACACGAGTCATGGCTTTTAATTGCTCGTAGTTCAGCCCTCTATGAGGCTCCGCGTTATTGGCCCCGTCTTCCGCCATGAAAGCATTCGAGAGGTCCTGATTAGAGTATTGATACGACGCAGGTTCAGCAGGTGCCTTGTCCGGGGCAGGGAGCGCCTTATTGAGGCTGAACCAGCCTCTCACCTTTTGTAATGCTGTTGTCATGAGGGGTCCCTTTGGAATGGCGAGTTAGATACGTCCCTCGTAACTTGAAAAAGAGGGAGAGGAGGCGTTATTAGGTCTTTGTAGTCAAATGATTCAAGGTCACCGTCTATGATCTTAACATTCACACTATGTTTCCTCAACGTGTTAAGGCCGTTATCCGTATCATACACGCCACCGACACATATCACACACTCTGCACCTACTTGTACAATCGCTTTAGCACATATTCTGCAAGGTTCCCCATTAATGATGAACCAGGAACCCATAAGTGAAGTCCCTAAGCGCACAGCATTATATATTGCGTTCTGTTCTGCGTGTACACACCCCACCTCAAGTTTCTCACCGCTCGTAATGCCTAGTAGTTCGCGACTACATAAGGCTTTATCTCCACACACAGATGTCCCTCCGCGAAGCCCTCCATTATACCCTTCACTTAAAATCACATTAGATTTAGGATCTATAACGACACACCCGAACTGTCTCCTGAGGCAAGGAGACAGCGCCGCTAAGGAGAGACAATTCTGGATTCGTTGCTGTATGTGTTTAGCCTTCAACAAGAATCCCTAGACCGTAAACTATCTCTAAGGTCTCAGGAAAGATATCTTCCATGTGAAGACGCATCGCCTTCGCGACCTCTTGTACTTCAGGTTGCGCGTGCGCGTCTAACCTCAGTTTCAGAAACTTGATATAGTTATGTAAACTCCCTGTCATCCAAAATGTACTGTACAAGTTCTGTGGGAGTATAGCTCGCGCTTGTTCACGGCAAACCCCACTATCTAACAATAACTTATAGGCTTGATAGGCTTTGTTCGTTTGTTCTGTGTACCACGCGACTAACGAGGCGTTATGGTCTACCTCCGCGCCGGTGCTGCACTGTAGATTTCTCTTAGACTGCGCTCTGAATCGCTGTGGGATATGAAATTCGATACAATTACTCGTGTATCTTCGTGACACCTCATTATATGAGAATGTGCGATGTCTCATTATCTGAGATCTGATATATAGTGGACATTTGATACGGAACGTGATCGTAGAGTGCTCAAAAGGACTCGTGTGCTTTTCTTTTATCATGAAAATGAGTAACTTTTTATCTCTAACACTTAACTTTTCGACGGACGCGAGGCCATCAAGATCCTCTAAGAAAGAAGCTCGTGCGGCGAGTGCTGCTCTCCGGTCATCTCCCATCCAATCAATCAATGAGACCTCGCCGATGTCATCATTGTATATACCTATGGCGTTTATCATTTAATGATATTCTCCGAGATGGCCTGAATACGCTCTTCTAAACGCGCAACAGCAGTCATAATCTTATGAACGTCGCGCTCAATACGCTGTAGCGTTTTGTCCTGTTGTTGAACAGTGTGCTCTAGTTGCTTCACCCTCGTGCGGAGCTCCGTAACCTCTCCATGGGCTGCCGCCTTCTCTTTAGCGAACTGCCAAAACGTATATACAAGGCCCACTATCGTCGCGAGTTGTGTAATGGTCATCTGGTCCATGATGTGTTCCTACTCTCTAAATAAGAATAGTATACACCGTGTTAAGTATTTAACGTACCACAAAATATGTAGGGACAGTAAGTGCGACAACGCCTAAACCCACTGCCACATACTTCGTTATACGACTAACTCTTTGTTCACGTTTAAGTTTCTTTTTCAGATCTTCTGCCTGTGCTTGTAACAATTCAATATACGTTTGGATATCAAATTGAGTCTCATCACAGTCGAGATATGCCCGTCGGAGAGCTTGTTCATTGTCTTCTGCTGCCTGCTCTAAGACATAACTACACACACCCTCTGCGCCCTCTACCAAATTCTTCACCGTAATGTAGTCCTTCGCCAACAACAAAACACCATTATTAGAAGCGACAACGCCTATACGCATCGGTGTACCTTTGACAACACCACCAGGGATCTTAATCTCAGTAATAGAATGAACCGAGAGGAGCAGAGGAACAAGTAAGGAGACTAAGGACATAAGATCTCTTTTTCTAGGGCTATGTAGTCCTCTACAGCTTTTTGAGCACTCCCTACGCACATCGGCTGACACGTCTCAAAAGTACAGTCCGATATGCCTTTTAACTTTAGGCGCTGACGCTCAACGTCACACGCTATAAACTTCTCGCGCTGCTGTACGAGCCCTGAGATCTCATCCGCGCACATCTCGTGCTTAGGAGTGAAACCTACATAATGCCCAATACGGTAGCCGACCATTGTGACAGCCAAAAGTATAAACCCTATAATAGTGTATTTAATAGGATTTCCGCTTATTATACTGGGCATCTGGAGCATGTATGATCCTTATTTAGATGATGAAGTATTTTACACCGTTACTTACGATGGTTATCGAATTGTACTGTGTCGCGATATCGAAGGTGGCTGCCGCGTCAATGTCGGTTCCTCCTCCATTTATAGTGACGGTACCGGTTCCGATATTCTTAATATCGTATTGGAACCCATTAGGGAGTGCTGTCGCAGCAGGAAGCGTGACTGTAATAGTGCCCGTAGCGGTATAGATCTCTCTAGTCGCGTTTACAGGAGGCGTCGAGAGAGGTGCTGTCGCGCTCAGTCCAGTAACCTCTACAGGAGCGTCAGGCAGGTCAGAGACGATAAAATCAGCGCCGTCGTACGTTACACGGATATACGCTTTGCCGGGGTGAACTGTGACGGCGTTCGTGTATGTCGTACCGTCACCGATAACTTTGAAGTTCTCATTACCCGACGTTGCATTGTCTTCGAGGATAAACCTGCCCTGTTTAAGCCTTCCAAGTGTAAACGTCCAACCAGCATATAGACCGGCGGCGGGGGGCATCTTGACAGTAATATCGTTATTAGTATTCCCTGTAAATGTAATCCTCTGATTCCACGCAACGGCTGAAAGAGCGACTGAAACGGTAGTCGTATTCGTTACATATTCTTTCTCTAGGCTACCTTGATTCTCGACAACCCATGTGGCTTGGCTAGTCACATAGGTACATCTAATAGTGTCCCCTACAGGGTCGAAGGTTACGCTGGTTGTAGAACCCGTGTCGTTAGAGGAGGCTCTACGCACCTTCTGTGAAGTGTTCCCTGTCAACGTAATAGGGCCTTCAGCGAGGCGTGTCAGAAACACAAGGTCCCCATCGCTAGGGGACGCCGGCATAGTCACGGTTTGGGAGGTCGCGAGATGATCAAAGATATGATGATACCCGACCTGTGCGGTAATTGTGTTGTTGCTCGTTGTGTAAGCGATTGTCGGGTTGCTTGGCGAAGAAGGGAGATTCAGAAGTTGCGAGCCATCTATTTGAGGAAGTCCAACGGTGTTACCGATAGTCTCAAGGAGTGGGATATCACCAGCTGCCGTTCCGACATTTAGATTCGCGGCAGTGCCTGTGGCTTGGCCGAAGATATACCAGTTTGTACCGTTCCAACGAACAGTCATCTGTTGGTTATTGTTAGTCAGTATATGACTACTCGCCGCAGTGCTCCCATAATTTACGAGTGTCCCTCCGTCTCCGGCATTCTGGCGGATGTCGAGTAAACCAGCGTTCTCCCTGCTTACAATCACGGTATCACCATCGCTCAAAAGGGACGATGCTGGGAGAACAATAATAACCGTTGTCCCCGATCCATAAGTGAACCAGTACGCTTCGTTTTTTTGTGAGGCTATGGATGTTGTAGTCACCACGTTTACATCGAATCCCGACATGGGGATACCGGTCAATTGTGAACCATCAACAGCAGGTAGTTTAGTTTGCGCTGTTAATTGGACTACTTGATTTGCAGCGGTTCCAACGTCTAAATTCGCAGCGGTTCCAGTGGCTTGATCGAAGATGTACCACGCCGAGCCATTCCATCGGATTGTTAGTTGCTGATAGTTGTTTTGAAGCGTCACACTGGCGGCTTGCGTTGCCCCAGAGTTGACAAGCGTTCCCCCATCCCCAGAGTTCTGCGTGATGACGAGCTCTCCTGCATTGGCCCTCACGATCACCAACGTATCCCCCACTGCAAGGGTAGAGCCTAGAGGTAACGTCACTGCAATAGAAGATCCCGACGCAGCAGTATACCAATATGCTCTGTTTATCGTAGGTGAATGTGTTGTCGACATCGAGGTAAAGACGCTAAGGCCGGAGAACCCTCCCGACTGATCAACCCAAGAGAGGACCCCATTGGCGTCGGTCTCGAGGACTTGATTTACTGCCCCCACCGCAGCAGGTAGGGTAAGTGCGTAATCAGTAGCCACAATATTAGGAGATTTAATCGCGATATAATTAGTGTCATCGATATCATTGATACGAAGCTCACCAGAGTTCGTGTCACCCTTTACAACAACGGCTCCAGTTCCGTTTGGTTGGAATGAGATGCTCGCATCGGTCTCCTGCGCGACAAGACTCTCTAGTGAATTGGGGCGCTCAACAACCCATTTGTACATTGGAGTTTGTGTGGTTTTAAAACAATAGGCTACAATTTTTATGAAAGTTCCGGCGGTCACTTCAAGAGATGTCGTTGATTGAGAGAGGTGTGATCCACTTGCGTCTTCAATAGTGTCGTTCGCATCACACGCTAGCGTTAAGGTACCTGAACGCGCACGACCGAACCACATCTCGATCATTGATCCGTCGCCCGTTCCGCCTCCCATGTTGTCTGGTAGTAACGTAGTAGTTAAGCGTGGGAGTGTCAGCGAGAATGTGTTCGTATTGTCCGCCCACTGGTATACGGTGAGCCCGTTCAGAGTAGGCTCACCAACACCCCCGGCTGTGTAACTGTTAGAATTATATATATGCTTCATCCGTCGAGAGGCTGCCGCCCCGTCAGCGCCGTCATTACCTGCGGGTCCTTGTGCTCCTGCGGGTCCTTGTGCTCCATCGTCCCCATCATTACCTACGGGTCCTTGTGCTCCTACGGGTCCTTGCGCTCCATCGTCCCCATCATTACCTACGGGTCCTTGTGCTCCTACAGGTCCTTGTGCTCCTACGGGTCCTTGCGCTCCTTCAGCGCCATCATTACCTGCGGGTCCTTGTGCTCCTGCGGGTCCTTGTGCTCCTGCGGGTCCTTGTGCTCCTGTTGCTCCTCCAACAACCGATTTCTGACTAAGGTTATTAGCCGCAGATCCTGCATTAACAGTCTCTGCGGCAGCATCACTAATGTTTAATGTACTTGTATATTCATTCTCCCCATTAGTTGTGGGGTATGTCATAATAGTTGCTGCATTATTTACATCATAGTCTGGATTTAAAACAACATTATGAACGACACTCAACCTACCTTGGTTACACTGCATCGCTGTATTATGTGAAGAGTGCAATAAATAGTTACCTGACCCTATGTTTGTTGATCCCATGCACACAATTTGTCCCCACGCATCTCCACTGCTCCCTATTCCTGTCCATACTTTATGATTCCCGTTAGTCATGGTGTTCGACTCTACCGTAACCTCCAGACCATGCCAGATTTGAATAGAGGAGCTCCATGAAGAGATCACAGCATTGTTTACGACAGTATTCCCTTTCCCTCCTATAATAAGTATCCCGTTATTAGCTGCTTCTTCGACAACATTAGAGTGAATTTGTACTCCTGTGCATCCAAACGCGGAGTCCCCTGAATAAGGGGACGCGCCTGTCGCGAGATAGATCCCACTTTCCAATGTCCTGTACGTCTTGTTCCCATATATTTGTCCGTTGGTACAGTCTTGGACCCTTACCCCACGAAGACAGTATTCTACAAAGCAATTAGATACTTGGACATCTGAACACGCTTCTATACGGGTCGCTCCACCATTAGATGTATTGTTACCCGCCCAAACGAGAGCTTGATCCGTTTGATTTTTTGATCCGTCGTGATCTACAACATTACCACTAGACCCACAACGCACAAACCGCACATCTGAGAGGATGACGTTTGTACAGTCTTTAGCATATACTCCATATTTCGCAGTATCTATAGTTAGGGCGCGGAACTGAAGCCCTGCTGCCTTATTCGTCATATAGAAACAGTCACTAGTGATTGCTCCCGCTGTAACAACGACCTCAGAACGGGACACACCCACAAAGGACAGTGAGCCTGTCCAAGCAGTCGTATCTTGTGTATTGAACGTATGTGTACCGGCTTGAAGAAAAATTGTAGTGTCTGTGGTAGCGTTCGCCGCAGAGAGCGCGTCACTTATCGTTGTAAAAGGGAGATTCATACTCCCGTCCCCAACAGATCCCCCAGGATAGTTCTGCTCTACATCAACATATATCACTTGATGGGCGAGAGATGGTGAAATCGTCGGTAATCCTGTGAGATCCGTGTATAATCCTGAAGTCGCGACTGTAGCGAGTGCTGTAGAAGTCCAATTCGTACCGTCTCCTATAATAGCGTTACCAGCAGTAGGAGTGAGTGCCGCGATATCTGAACTCTCCGAGTTATCCACAACATCAATCTTAGACCCTGCGAGTGTGCCTCCCATATCAGCATTGATGATTAGGTGATCGCCTACGCTCATCGCGAGCGTGGCGTATGTCCCTGCAACAGAAACATAATATACCTCGCCCTTACCTGCGTTAGTTAAACCTGCGCCTGTTGCAGACACTAAACCTGTACTAGCGTCGAACTGCCCCTTATATGACATACCGCCTATGACACCTGCGGCAATGCGCTCGGCAACGGTCAACGGTGTCATTACGAGACTATCACTGGTTCCTGTCGCGGCTTCAGCACTTGTGGCGATTCGGATCTTACCTGCAGCGGTCTCCGTCGCGTCAGAGACTGTGGAAGCATCTCCAAGTGGGATAAAATTGATGCTCATATGGAAGTCCTATCGATTAAAGCCGGCAAAGAGTAACACAGCGTCGGTATTTGTCGCTTTTTTGTATGAGATGCTCGTGATTGTTGCATTCAAAGTATCTAGGTCATCTGACCATAAATTACCTACGGGGATCTCGTTTGTAGTCGCGTCACCAGGGTTACTCGTTCTATATTTGAGATACAGCGCCTGCGATCCAGGGTTCTGAACTCCTAAAAAAGCGAAGTCGAGTCCCGCCGCGCAATTAGATCCTGTGACAGGGTCAAAGAAATCTACGCTCGTGACTGTATGCCACAGTGTATCATTCACACTCTCAACAGAGAGTATTCCGCGAACAGTCCCCGCAGATATGCTCGTCTGCGCGTTATTTGTCGTTGTCCCGTCAAAAAGTGCCATTTTATAGTCCTTCTCGCCAGAAAGTAACTGCGATTTCAGGTTCTGCGCCTGCACCGAGATTCGTAAACACTACACGAATTTCCTCATAGAGGGGTTTATCTCCCGCCATCAACACCATATTAGCCTCTGTCACATTCTCTTCAAAGACTATAATGTGCGATGTCCCGACAGGTACATACTCAACAGCGTAACTGCCACCGAGCATACCCGATACACTCACTTGAACATTGCTCATAGTGTCAGCAGGTGAAAAACCTAAATTAGATCGGTTAAACCGCGAAGGTGATCCCGTCGTATTCTTAGTGATTACTGTTCTACGCGCTGTCATTGTGTTTACCCTTCATACCAATCAAAATTCGACCATAAACTAGACATATGTTCTTTCTCAGCTTGGGCAGAATACTGGTTTTGGCCATCGGTGAGATTACCGTACATATCATACTCTACATCGTCGCCAAATGATACCGCATATTGAAAACTTGCGTCTCTAATGGCGCATTCTGCGATCCATACGGACATCACTTGGTCATCGTGCTTTTCACGCCCTAGACCATAAAACTCTCTACAAAGCTCGTCAATGGCTCGCTGATCCTCTGATTCGCGATAGGGAAAGATCACTTTACCGTTCTCGAACAGTGATGAGAGTGCCGGAACCCCTGTCCAGGGACTGTTTTTAGCTCCCGCAGTAGTTAGGTGCTGTTTCAGCGGGAGGTCCGTTGTGCTCTGTAAATTGAGAAGGTGTAACTGCCCGAAGGCGTTCTTCTCGATCATTACACAAGTCACAAAGGCTTTAAAGCGTTCATATTCACATACAATTAATGCCTTTAACTCGTTTGGCGTTAGCCCTCTCGCACGCACGAGTGACAATAGGTATCTATTACCGTCTTGATCCTTCCCCCAAGTGGTTCCTACCGTGTAGTCGCCATCTTGATCTTCTGCACGCTTGGCGTCAGTGATCAGAGATAAGTCCCAACCTTGAACCACTTGAAGTTTATCAACGACCGGTAGTTCTCCAAGACTGAGATGGGCTCCTCTCGCCTTAGCGATATCAAGCCATTCCCACTTAAACGCCGCAGCCTCATCTGATTGCACCTGGTTCATAAACTCACGCGCAAAGAGCAAGGACCCTATAGCCTGCTTCTCTCTTAACAGGTACTCAATAGGTCTATGCTCTGCCCAGAGCACCTTGCTCTCTCCGCTCACCTTGATATCCTGAATCACATCACGACCTTCAGCATCGATACTCATTGCATAAGAGTAATCCTCGGGCCATTGCGTAATCGCAGGGTCACATTGTACATGGAACGTAGGGTCCTTCATCATATGCCCATATATATCATCATGGTGCTTTCTCGTACCCACGACGAGCATAAAGCCTCCACGAGAGAGCATAGGCTGTACCGTACCTCTTAGCCATTCGCGAGTTTTTTGTCGAACGGTAGAGGAGTATGTCGTCTTATCGTCCTCGAGGTCATCCATAATGATACAGTCAACGTGAGCCCCTGTAATCGAGCCTCCACATCCGATAGCCTCTATTGAGGGGTCTACAGAGTCGTCAGATCTGTTAATATAGATCTGTGTCGCGATCCACTTTGTGTCCTCAGTCTTGAACGGGGGTAAGTCATCACTTCCCCAATCCTCGATGATTTTATCACTCAATAGAAAGTTCTTCACGAGACGAACACGCTTCTCGGCTTGTCCCGCAGAGGCAGAGATCCATAAGATCTTGATATTACGATCCAGACAGAGAGCGCGTATCGTAAAAGCAATCGATAACATGGACTTACCATGATCTCGTGGCGCGAGCAGTAACAGTTTCTGTTTACTGGTCGTACTCTTCGCACTCTTTACAAGATCTTCTATTCGGGATAACCAAACATCTTGATGCCCTGCATAATCGAGACCTAGATAATAGGTCGCGAAGAATGAAGGGCTGTGTATGCTCAGAAGCCTGCGCCCATCACGAGTTGTTATTAGATCGTTGATTTGTTCTTTATTCATCATCGGTCCTGCGTTGGAGCGTGATCTGCTTTGCCACATTATCACCAATTAAAGAGAAGGCGTCTTCTGGTATATTCAGTTTCTCGGCGGCGTCCCTGGCTAGGTCTTCTCTCGACTTATGTGCTGGTCCGGCATTCGTCTCAACACTAAGATTAATCTTATCCGCACCAATCATCGCACTCTGCCTCTTTCCAGCGTCCACTATCATACGCAGATAAGCGAGTTTTAAGTTTTTATTAGTCTCGGTCTCGTAGAGTCTCCAACACTCCTCTTTTACACGATCGGCTTCCATATATATAGCTTCTCTGCGGACATTCACTTGTCCTATTGTCAGCGTCTTTGACCATCGCTCCTTCACTCCATTTACGAGAGCTTGTACATACCCATATGACAAACCCGTGAGTCTCGCCATCTGTTGAAGAGTCTTAACGCCTCGTTGAAGAAGTATTTCAACGGCGACGATCCACCGCTCCTCTTCGATCTTACTAAAGGGTGCTCTTTTGTTTATAGGAAAGTCTATACCTCTTGTCAGAGGGTCTTCTTCTACGATTGGCGTGAGCACACCTGAGTTCTGTAAATCACCATCCTTGAGAGGGTCGATTAATAGTGACGGACCTCGCTTACTTCCACGAGTGGGGATGAAGACCTGTGGACCCATAACGTCTTTTGGCATGTTAAATCCTATCTGCGTATATTAGCCTCTGCGGCTGGCCTGTAGTCTCGGATATTATCTTAGCGCGGCAATACGCTCGATAAGATGCTGATCCGAAGATACTGTGCTTATATGTGCATATATGTACGGTATCTGCTCTCTGGCCTTTACGATGGGTCCTCGCGATTAATTGCTCACTCATTGTAGCATCCGCTAGAGGATGTGCGATCAGACTTACGGACCAAACCTGCAAGTTTTTACCGGTAGCGTGACTCTTAATTGACATAATACAGTTCTCTGCGTGTGGCGGTATACTAGACCCTCCTCCATAATAAGGGATATTGAGCGCAGATGAAAGTTCTCTTCCAAACTCCACGAAGTCAACCCATATAATATAAGGGACTGTCTGCTCGCTCGCCCATATAGCGATGTCCTCAATCAAGTATCGTGAGACCCACACTGTCTTCTTTGGTGGGACAGGCCTATCTTTCACACGCTGCCAGGCGTCGTAGGCCTCCTCAAAGGCTCCCTGTAAATCCAAAGGTAAGTCAGTAAACCCCGACTCTATAAGATAACGAGAATCAAAATCAGGGATGTCTATCTCAAGAATCTTATTTAGAGCTCGGTTCCATGCTCGACGATGCTCTAACCATTCTGTATCAGGCTCTCCATCAGGCCAATCCCAATAATAGAGCATCCCCATATTCATCTGTGACAGAGCTCTCAGCGCAAAAGCATCGGCGTCTTGCCAGAGGTGCTGACTCGCTGTTATAGCGTCAGAATCGAAATCAATGTCTAATGTAGAGAGTGTCTCGGCCATCGGCCCCTCTTCAAAACCTTGACGTATCGCGTCCTTTAACTCTTTAGGGATTTTAAGATCTCTCGTGTGGATCTGAAGAGAAGAGCCCACTTCAGCCTCTACGGTCACAACAACACCAGCAGCAGAACATATACGAGCGTATGTTGCGGATCGTGGATCATCTCCCCACTTACGCATAGGTGCCCATGTCCCATACTGATACTTATTCGCATCTCCTGTGAGAACAGCATCAAAGACCTCAACATCTCGTGAATTTCTCGGGAAAGGGGAGTTCTCCTCAAGTGCCCAATCTGAGAGATGCGCGATATCTCCAATACTCCTATTATATAATGTGCCCGACATCGCCACGAACCGACACTTCCCGTTCTCGACTAAAAAGCGAGCGAGACGCTTCGTGCGGGTACTCGTCATATCTTTTAGGTGATGAGCCTCATCACAAATAATTAAGTCGGGCGCGTATTCTTTTAAGATGCGGAGACCACTAGGTCTCGATAACTTTTGATAACTGACCACATATGGAATCTCGAATTGGAAGTGTTTTTGGTACTCCTCTGCCTCCGACTTAGTCTTCTCTCGTAAAGAAGCAGGGACCAACAGAAGCACTCGTGTCTTTTTCATCACCCGCCCTAATAGAAGAGTGATCAGTGTCTTTCCATGACCACACCCTATAAGTGCGATGAGTCCTTTAGTTTTTTGTGCCTCTATTAGAGCTTCTGATTGGATCGGTCGAAGACGCATTTCTCCATCAGGTGTGCGTAAGGCCTCTGTCATATCCTTATATTCTCTGCGCTTCGTAGGGAGATCGCAGATTCTCTTTGTTTCAGATCTCGTGACTTTCTTCTTATTACTTGCAAACAGATGCGCGACTTGTGGATTCATCCCGCGATCACCACGTCATCAGATAACGAGATTAAGACATCTCCGACGCGGCTATACAAGTGTGACCGTGGATCGATATAAATACTCTGAGGGGGGAGTCCACGCTCTTTCAGCAGTTTATGTAGAAGGGGCCAGCCTTGTCCGTAACTGATCAATTCAATAGCCCCGACACCTGCTGTAGAGCATACTTCATCCATTAACGGTCCAATCGCGTCGAGGATTGGTGTCACTTCCCCAATAAGAGGCCGGCATCCAACATATAGCGTCACTTTACCTGTCTTTTTCTTTTTTCTTAAAATATCAATAACTTGTGTCTGTTTCTCGCTCATCGGGATCTTCTCCATTGTTCCTAGTGTGTGAAAACATGAATCATAGTGTGGACACCGTCGTCCATACGCATAACAGTTCTTTGTGTTCTTCTCTGTGGCGTCTATCGTATCTATAGAGGCCGATATCATACGCTCAACAATCGTTAAGAACGCTTGAAATTTAGTATAGATATCTTCTCGCGACACACGCACAGATACCTTTTTAGACGCATAGGGGGGTTTGGTTAGGTAATAAATATGTGTGAGGTCTATCTCTGGTGCATCACAGTGCTCAAGTACATGCCTCGCGTAGATGATCATCTGTATATTCTCTTTTAATTGGTCCTCTGTCTTCGCCCACTTGAAAGCAGATGTCGTCTTGTGATCAATGATGTGCGGGATCTCTCCAGGTATATAGACATCAATAAACCCCTTGAACGCGATAGGGAGCTCCGCGACAGGGAACTCACTGAGACTCGCCTCGATGTGCTGCTCCTCAGATTGAGGAATCAGATGTATACCTGCCTGCGCGATCTGCCCTGCGATAGTCGTATCCGGTAGAACTCCCGATAAGAGATAGTCCTCTAACTGTTTATGGACATTTGAGCCTCTAGCCATCGCCGCTGTTTGCGGAGACTTGTGCTCATTAATATATTGCTCATACCAACGGCGCTCGCACCCCTCAGAGAAGAGGGTGATCGACGATGCAGATACATGCTTTATTGTCATCTTGTTTCTTTCTGCCAAAAGTCACGCCAACAGGCTGAACCTTCTTAAAATCTAGGTCTTCACTTTCATATTTATAGAGGCACCGTATCACGCTCTTTGCCCCATGTCTAGCCCTCTGCCATGTGTTGGCGAGGCTGTTGGCAGAAAACTGGCAGAGCATAAACGTATGAAGAATAAAAGAAAAAGGGTCTACGCCACCATCGCCATCTAAAAAACTCGGACTCTACAAAACATATAGTTTGTTTATTTAGGTGACCCTATATATGTTCATGAATATACCTGATCAGAGATCGGAGGCTCGATGACAAGTGTGGCGTGTTTTGATGCGAACTATAATTATAGGGACCAATATCCTGTTCTTCAAATTGAAGAGAGCAATCTCTTAGATGCGAAGGTACAGTCTAGTAATACAATCGCACAGGTAACCGGTTGGGGGGCTCGCAGAACAGAGGCTTTAGTGACTCTTTTATCTCTACTCCGTGTCGAGACACCTACTTTCTTAAAGCATACGGTAGGGCTAGATGACGAATCTTCAGTATTATTAGCTAACTATATGGGAGACTTAGGCTCTTTGGGTGTGTGCGGTGTGCCTCTCTCCGCGCTCCCAACGCTCCTCCCAGGCTCTACACCTCCTAATTGGCCTGCGTGGTTATTGTCGACGCACGCTGTCATCGCTGTGTGTCGTGTATTACAAGCGAGTCTTGACGAGCTCCGAGAGAGTTTAGATGACAATTCTTTAGAGCCTCACGCTAAAACAGAGATCATCATAGGTACGGTCTCTGAATATGCTTGTGCGACCGGGGAGAACTATAAATTCCCTCTGTGGCTCAACGATACAATTCAAGAGAAGGTCCTAAGAAAAATCTCACTACTTGCGGCAGAAGACACTTGACGATACCTGTGTATTATATTACATCGTTCACAAGTATAAGGAGAAAGATATGAAGAAGCATAAGTTACAAGATAGACCTGCGGTCGCACCGGCTTTACCTAAAGAGTTAGAAGGTAAGAGTTTTTACGCGGCGAGGTCCTTAAAACAAAATCATCATCATCTGAACACGGGCCTCGCCTATGAGCAACGATACACACTGCTTGGGTGTTGGCCAGCACCGGACAAAAGAGAGAGAGGCTCGCAGAGCGGAGCGCAGATGCACAAAGCTCTGGGACTGTTCTTCGATTTAGACTTCACCGACATCTTAACAAGTGACTCGAGAATCCAAAACTCTCTAAGATCTGCACGCAAATGGATCTCTGACAATAACATCGCGCATATATATAGTCACTCAAGTGGATCTAAGATTGATGTCTCTGATGATACGAAGGCACAAGATATCATCAAGGCGTGGCTCACATCATGGTCACCTCAAGAGATGATGAACCTCGTAAATGAGCATGTCCCTACAGTAATAGAGACGCTCAAACCCTACGCAGGGAAGCCTAATATAATAACGTATACAGGGACTGGAGCGCACATCCACTATTGGCTAAGTGATGTAGACGGATTCACGGATGCTGGGAAAGTCCTGTCTCCTGAAGGGGTCACGAACATCGCGATGTTCAAGTCTTGGTACAAAGCAGTGAACCAGGTGCTGCTGGACATACACGGGTTTCAGTTTGACCCCGCGAGATGCGATGTGGGGACAGCATGTACTAGAGATGTCAACAACATAAACAACAAAAACAGCGCAAATCCTAAAAAAGTAGAGGCTGTGTTACCTCATCTCTGCACTGTGACATCGCGCTTGAGCATGTCTAACATCGTTTGGCCTGCGAATGTGACCGCGAAGAAGAAGATGTCCGCGAAACTCCGAGATGTACAAGGTCGTGAGTACGATCGAAGAGTAAAGCGCGTCCCAAAACATCTCGATCCGCTAGAGACCGTGACATACTCTAATAGTAAGCAAGAAGAAGTCACTATTAGCGTTGAAGATCTGCACGCGCAGTGGGAGGCCCTGAAGAAGCAGGGAGATGTTAGGAACGACAATGGTGATAAGATCCCATGTCGCCTGAATTGGGTGAGCCACGGATCAATTAATAGCATCTGTCGTAGAGGCGATGACGGGCATCTTCTGTTTATTTGTGATGTCGATAAATATCTCAATGCAGAGGACCGGCACGTCGCTGAGAAGAACGGGAAACTCGTAGGTTTATGGGTGTTTGGGTCTTCTCTACTCTCGGAGCTCCAAAGGGACGAGAAAGGGAGAGTGCTCTATCATGGGACAAATCTACTCACGATCCTTAAAGGTGATCCTCGGACAGCAGGTAAAATAAGAGAGAATACTCGCAAAAAGAAGATCGAGATACACAGTGATATAGATGTCGCTGCGAACCCTGGTAACCGTCGAAAAGTGCGCCAAGCGAAGCGTAGAAAGTGGGTGTCTTTATCGGACAGGCACGCTGATTGGATCGGCATGGTGGTGATCGGTGAATACTTTGGAAAGATCCCTAACAAAGATAACACCTACGTCGCGATAGATTTGGTAGCCGCGACGAACGGATTTGACCCTGTCGCTGATTGGGTAGAGACACTACAATGGGATGGACAACGGAGATTGGACGGTGAAGGAGCTTGGTTGCCTCGTATACTAGGTCTCAATAAGAGTCACGAGAAGTGGGACCTCTACTCTGTGTTTGGTAGGGCGTCAATGCTCGGTACGATGCGATATATCTTCGCTGATGATCAAGACTGTGTGAGCCAGCATACACTCACACTGATGGGGCCTCAACGATCGGGTAAGTCAACATTCGCGGAGACCTTCGCAGCATGTGATTATATTGGCGCGGACTACTTCGCTGATCAAAATGTCAATTTAGACGATAAGACCGCTGATATCATGGCCGTCGTGAGAGGCAAGTTCGTCATGGAGTTTCCTGAGAATGTAGCGTTCTCAAGGAAAGGTGACGAGCGTCAAAAGAACTTTATCTCACAAAAGAAGATGATCGGTAGACCTGCCTATGGGCGTAATATCGTCGAAGAGAATCGCGAAACGTACTTCATCAGTACAACGAATCATCACACCCCTTTTAGTGACCCTACAGGGAATAGAAGATACCTCGCTATTGACCTATACAAAGATCTGAAGACGGGTACTGGTTATATCGATAACTCTTTGTTGCGCGATATGATCCCACAGTTATACGCCGAGGCTTATCACAGAGTCGTTCTAGGTATTGATATCCCGCACGACCGTAAAAACGATACACGACGGTACTGCGGAGAGCCTGTAGAGGATTGGAACCTCTCTCACGCAGAATCACTGATGAATGAGCAGTCGATCAAGACCAAGACGAGTGTTGATGAGCTCAAAGACGCGCTCGAAGAGATCTTTGAAGAGACGCTCGAAGCGGGTAATGTATGGGTACACTCTAAGATCCTCACAGCACGATTGGACGAAGAGTACGGTGTAAAGAGGGTGAACCCTCTGAAGAAACATAACCTGTTAGTCTCTTTAGGTTGGGAGCCTCAGAGGAATGGGAACTTGAGAGGTTGGGGATATGTAGGACAAGGACCCGACCCTGAACCAAAGAAGGAGACAACAGCGCATAAAAAAGAGACCTCTGAGTGGGGCGTGAGTCCTAAAAAAGAGACCTCTGAGTGGGGCGTGAGTCCTAAAAAAGAGACCTCTGAGTGGGGCGCTAAACTTCCCGATGTCAATGAAAATAGAATTAAAATAGACACTATGGTCGCACAAACTTTTGAATTAGACCTCACAGATGAAGAGAGGGCACGCATACAGAAGAAGAAACGTGTGTACGATAAATCTATAGGAGACCAAAGGAGACAAAAGATAAACAGAGAGGCCTTGATGATGGCAATCAACGACATAAGACAAAAGAAAGCACGAGAAGAGACATGACTGAGTTACGAATTTTAAACACTTACTTATCCGCGATGGATGAGCAGAGACAAGATATGGTTGATGCAATCGATCACCACGATGAAGAGTATCTGGATTTGTTGTGTGGCCTCGGATTCGCGATCGCGAAGTTGAAGCACTACGCAGACTCAAAATTGCCTGATCCGCTCACAGAGACAAAATGGTATCAGGACGAGAAGCTGAACGGGGATCCTAAAGACATACTCAAATACATCTTCAAATGCGATGTACAGAGCGCCGGCGCGGATACTCTGATCAAAGCTCTACTGTTGAGCAGGATACCTACTCCTCCGGACAGCAGAAGCGCATTGAAGCCTTTACCGCAGGCAGACCTGCTCGAAATCGCACAATACTATTATAGCGATGTCACTATTGAACAGATCAAAGAGATTAAGAAGACCTTTGTCTCCACAAAGGATCGATTAGAGCAGATGTCATACCCTACATCCGCGTTCTACAGGGAGTCCTACCTGGACAAACTTGAAGAGGCTTGCGAGCCTTATGTGCTTAAAGAAAGCGCGTTAGATAGGGCACACGCGATCCTTAAATTAAAAAAATAAAATAATTATTGAAAGAAGAGAATAGGTATGGTTTATATCTATTACTCGTTGTGAGAATTTAAGAACCCAGAAAAACAAGGACAAAAAAAATGGGATTCAGAGAACAAGTTAAAAACAGTGAAGCTCGTAGACAGAGCGAATACTTCTCCCCTGGTCGCTACCTCGTAGAGATCCGAGACTTCAAAGAGGGCGAGAACCGAAACGGGCGAGAGTTTGTTGTGCTCGAGACAAGTGTCCTCGACGCAGAAGATAAAACGATGCACCCTAAAGGCGCGGAGCGCACTTGGCTACAGATGACCGATCAAGACGCAGCGCCGCGTAACATCCGTGGATTCCTGTGCAAAGCCTTGAATGTGCCTGACACAGCCTTAAGTGATGAGATGATCGATGCCGCGTTCGAGCCTGATGCTGACACCGGCAGAAGCCCGCTCTCAGGACTGAAGTTGTGCGTTCACGCGAGAGAGATCATCACCAAGCGCGGGACTCCTTTTACTCTGTGTGACTTTGTGAGCGTGGATCAAGACGCCACTGAGATCTAAGGTGTGTCGCCCTAACCAAGCGCCCCTTTGGTGGGCATATTCCGAAAAACCTATAAAAAAGCAAAGGAGATGTCGATGAGTAATCCTAATTACCCTTCAGGCACCGGGCGCCCCTCTGGCGGGGGCCGTGGTAACAGCCCTAAATCTAAATAAGTAATAAAGATTCAAGCCCAAATGAGCCTCTCGATTATGTGCTAGTCAGAGGCTTTTTTAGTATGAGAGAGGTCCAAATGAGCCTCTCGATTATGTGTTAGTTTTTTTCTTTTTTAGTATGAAAGAGGTCAAAAAATGGAAACAGGTCAAATCCCAAAGACAGAAGAAGATAAAAAGAAGTTACTGAGCGAGCTCTATCGTTTATTGGTAGGCCGCGCCTGTGAGGAGACATTCAAGGATGCGTACCTCCTGTACTCACAAATCAAAGAAGAATTAGATAAAAGATGACACCGTTCGTCATAATCTTCATCGTGACGATCGTCGCGATCTGGGTACTAGATGAACGCGGGATATTTTAGGAGCAATAATGTGGGTAATACCAAAGAAATTAGACACCTCAGCTTATGTGCCGGATACGGTGGAATTGATCTCGGACTCTCAAGAGTTATCGAAGATATTAGAACGATCTGTTTTGTGGAGATCGAAGCCTTCGCCATCGAAAACCTGGTCGCGAAGATTGAAGCGGGATTGCTCGATCTCGCGCCTGTTTACACAGATCTTAAAACCTTCCCATTCGGAAAGTTTCGAGGATGCGTGGACATCCTCTCTGGAGGCTTCCCTTGTCAGCCCTTTAGCGTCGCCGGACAACGCGCAGGGACAGAAGACCCAAGACATTTATTCCCCTACATTCTCAAAGGCATCACAGAATGTAGACCTCCCGTTGTTTTCCTTGAAAATGTCGAAGGAATCATCTCAAGTAAACTCAAAGGAGACCGCTGGAACGATCCCGAAGGGACGCCCGTTCTGTTGCATGTCCTCAGAGAGCTGGAAAGAGTGGGTTACCAGGCGACGGCAGGAGTATTCAGTGCGGCTGAAGTCGGTGCGCCTCACCAAAGAAAAAGAGTGTTCATCGCAGCTGTGGATCTCACCGGCAGCACAAGCGAGCGCATCACAAGAGCCCTTATTCACCAAAGAGGGGGCGCCTTGGAAGGGCGACGGGCGGGCATATCGAGCGGACGGGACTCACAAATCGATGACACTAGACTTGCAAGCATATGCTACCCCGCAGGCCGAGGACAAGAGCAATACGGATGGGAACCCCCAAGGACGGTGGGCAACGCCCAAAGCGACACCAACAGGGATGACAGCGAGAACGCGGGGACGCCCTATCGAGAAATCCACTCATCTTACAACGCAAGTTTGGCTAGAGAATCAAGTGAATTGGGCAACGCCAACAGCGAGCGAAGGGAACAAGATCTCGAACAATCCCGAATCGAAGGGGCAGCGGGGGTTGTCCAACGACCCGGCGCTTCGTTGGACAACGCCGATCGCGAGGGATGTCTTCGAGATCTCGTTGACGAAGCCTGTAGCGATACGGAAGGACGGGAGATCGCGGATGGATACGATGCCTCGACAAGTGCATCCTCAACAAAAATACAGGGGCAAATTGAACCCGCGTTGGGTCGAAACTTTGATGGGAGTTTGTGTGGGGTGGACTATGCCAAGCTGTGCCTCTCCGTGGACAATAGAACGGACGAGCTCCGACTGCTCGGGAACGGAGTCGTGCCCGAGACAGCCGCGCGAGCATTCTATATCTTGTGGCGAGAATTGGCCTACGCCTCCCGCATGCTCCGCTAAAGATTCCAGCTATACAACCTATTTACGAAAGTGCATCAACCGCGTAAAAGCAGGTGGCGCTCCGTTTGCGCCCACGTTACAAGTCTCAGTAGAAAATCCAAACGCAGACACCTCTCTGTTCAAAGACTTAGATCTGAGTAAAGATACGGAACAGTTAATAAAAGAGATAAAAGGAGAAAATTGGGCTACACCTACGACCCGAGACTGGAAGGGTGCGTATAGCGAAGAGAACCAGAAGAAGAAACCGAGAAATCTCTTGCTGGATCAAGTCAAAGCAGAGACAATTTTAGACCCTGTATTCGTCTATTTGGTTGCTTTATTAAAAAATGAAAACCCTAAAAAGGGGATCGCGATACACATTTTATTGCTGAAACGTAACATAAATGTACAAAAATTGAGAAAAGAATATAGAATTGAAGAGTCACCGGAGTCTTATATAGAGCGCGTGCTGAATGCCTGATACTTTCCAACCCTATGTACACGCTCCTACAGACACCCGCCTGGGCGATGTACTCTCCTCTTTCTTTCTTAAAGATCCACAAACAAAGCAAGAGGATCTCGAAGTCGTATTCGTAGCGAGCTCCAATATCGTTTGGATGTCCTATTCGACATCACGCAAAGAGATGACGATAGAGTTCCGGAAAGACAATAAGCAAAGAGGCGGTGGCCCACGCTATGTCTATTATCATGTACCCTACGCTGTGTTCTTAGCTTTGAAACAATCAGGGAGTAAGGGCAGGTACTTCTACTACAACATTAGAGGCCCCGGCAGAGTAGGGAAATCAAGATTCGCTTATCGAAGACTCAGATAACAAAAGAACAAAGGACTAAGACATGAGATATGTAGGCTTTGATTGCGAGACCTATAAAATTGAAAACCAAGTGATGCCTGAGATCGTATGTTGCACTTTTTACGATGGGACAGAGACGCTGATCTTTAAACAAGAGGAAGGCTTGGCTTATTTGCTGGACTTGCTCAAAGATTCAAAAACGCATGTGATCGCACATAACGCGAACTTTGATATGATCTGCGCCTCCGTTCTAAATAGGGACGTGTTCTATTGGGCGAACAGAGCCTACAAACAAAAAAGAGTACACTGCACAAAGATCAGAGAGATCATGTTGAACTGCGCTGATGAGCGTACAGGTGGCGACTATAAAGGAATGGTGCCGGGCACTAAGAAGGGAGCCTCGCGCTCTTCTTTGGCAGGGTGCGTGTACTGCTACTTTAATAAAGACATCACCATGATGAAAGGGGGCGATAGTTGGAGACTGCGGTACTCAGAGCTTATGTTCACAGATTTGTGTGGTTGGCCTGCGGAGGCCGTGTCGTATGCAAAAGATGACGCTGTATTCGCTCGCGATGTCTTCTTCGCGCAGAATGAGCGTAAGGTCGTTGACCTCACAGATGCTACGAGACAAGCCTACGCAGAGTATGTACTCATGTATATGGCCGGTGTACTGGGCGTGCGTATAAACGATCAACAGATCAAAGACGCACGCGATGTCTTCGCGGACGAACATGACCAAGCGATCGTGAGCGCCAACGCGATTAAAGAGGTCTACAAAAAGAACCCTAAAAAGAAGAGGAAGTGGCAGAGAGATGACGCAGCACGCGCAAAGTTATTTGAGTCCGCATACGCTATATTACGTTACGACGAACCAGGCATCTATACTGAAAAAGGTAAGATCAGCACAGCGAGTGATACCCGAAAAAAGTTGATATCAGTCGTAGAGAAGTGTTTCTTATCAGGACGAAATTGGCACCAGATGCCCTTGAGCGACACCGATAAGGTAGATTTGGAAACGATCCTTAAATGTATAGAGCATATTACGCTCGCAGAGGGCACATGGAAAGACATGAACTCCTTCATCGATGCGCTGTCCAATGCCTCATTGAATAGAGATCATAGGTTACGATATCAATATCACGGACTGGTCGCGACCGGGCGAACGAGCTCCTCTAGTCCCAATATGCAGAACCTGCCGAGAAAAGATGCGATTAGGAAGTGCGTGATCCCTAGACAGGGGTATATATTTGCTGTCGCGGACTACAGTAACGCAGAGATGCGGACTCTCGCTCAAGCGATCCTCACAGAACGCATAGAGAGCGAATTGGCGAAAGAATACCAAAAAGATCCACTATTCGATCCGCATCTGTACGCCGCGTGGAAATTACATATGATAGAGACTGGAGAAGACATCACATATGAAGAAGTGAAGGCCCGTAAGAAGGACTTCAAAAAGAAGAGGACCCTCTGTAAAATTTTAAATTTCGGATTGGCCGGTGGGCTGAGTCATGTCTCGTTCGTGACATACGCTCAAGGGTTTGGCGTGGATCTCACCATGAAAGAGTCCAAAAGACTGTGTGATGCCTGGTTGGAAGTGTGGGGTGAGATGAAGGACTACTTCAATAAACGAAAAAATATCGATATCGATCCGAGAAGATACACATTCGCTGTTTCACGCAGATCCAGATTTCTCGAGAAATATACCGTAGCCTGCAACACTCCGTTTCAGGGGATCGCTGCCGATGGTGCGAAGGACGCGCTCATATTCGTCTTTTGGGAATGCTTCTTCGAGAAGAAGTCGCCACTGTTCGGGTGCAAACCTATTCTGTTCGTGCATGATGAGATCGTTCTCGAAGTGCCTGATGATCAGCAGAAGGCCTCCAAAGCAGCGAAGCGGTTACAAGAGCTAATGGAGACCGGTATGCAGAGGCACACTCCTGATATTCCCGCTGTCGCAGAAGCGCATCTCACAAGAGTCTGGACCAAAGATGCCGAGTCAGAAGAGGTGAACGGTGTGCTAAGTGTCTATGAGTGACTCATGCGTGGTCAGGTGCTGACCTTTTGTGACGCGAATAATTCTAATATAAGAGAACAAGAGAGTAACTAGTATAGGAGTCTAGGCTTATAGAGTCTAGGAGATTAGAGTCTAGGCTTATAGGTGAAATACCTACATCTATAACAAATAATTGAGGTCGTTCTTAGAGGTTAGGGGGATTAGGGATTGGGGAGCTTATAGGGCTCTCCCGTGGGGGGGATGTTTTTCTAAATTATGAATTATTATATATTGTATATTAATTATGAAAAACAGAAAAAAGTGTTATAAATTAAACACTTATCCCCCCCTCCCCCCTAAGTGTTTGATATGTG